GTCTGACAATCGCCCTGAACCACTACCTTACTTGCTCGGAAAAGCTGGTTATCATTCTCCGATCTGCGCTGCTTTTGAATCAAGGGTTTGAGGCCATTTTGCATGTGCTCAGGCCAGCTGCGATGTGCCCCAGAGACGTGCTGAGAGGCATACCAATGGGCACATTGAGCATTTAGAGAGACGCAACCCTATGGGACACAAGAAGATACCAGAGGCCACAAAGCTTGAGGCAATGCAGCTGTATGTGGCAGATGGCCTCACCCTTGTTGAGATCAGTGACAGGCTGGGCCTGAGCCTCAGAACCATCAAGGGGTGGTCAACCAGGCAGCAGTGGCGTGAACAGCGCAAACAGGCCATATACAAGGCACAGCGGTCAATATACGTGCAGATACAGACCAAGGTGGCCAACACCACAATGGGTGTACTGAGCACCGCTGAGCTGGGGGCAAAGCTCTGCTATCAGGCCATGACTGCCATTGCCAAAGAGATCGAGGGCGACCCCTCCAAACTTGAGGCCAAGTACAAGGACATTGCCAAGTGGATAGAGCTGGCTTGCAGCATTGGCAAGGCTCAGAGGAACGTCATGCCCACAGCAGACAAAGAGCTGAGTGAGCGCATACTGGCAGAACTCAAGAGACTTGGGCGTGCTGGCATATACCCAGCGATTGAGACAGAGGAGAAATGATATGACCAACATACTGATGTGGGGCAAGGGCATGCACGCTGATGATGAGCTTGACCTGTATGATGGATTCACAACCATACACGCCCCACAGTCCAATGATGATGACGGGCTTGGCCCCTTGATGCTCAAGGCGTTTGAGGCCATAGAAGGGTGGCCCAGATGATGCAGACCAGGGTGACTGTCAGCGCAGATCAGATGGCCAAGGTGCTCAAGATGACACCACGCAGAGTGCAGCAGCTGTGTCAGACTGATGGCATGCCCAAGGTGAGCCACAACAAGTATGACCTGGTTGAGTGTGTCTGGTGGTATCTGGACTATCTACGCAGCAGGCCAGGCCACTCTGAGACCGCTGTGGCCCAACGTGTTGAGCTGGACAAGCTCAAGACCGAAAAGCTGAGGCTTGACCTGGCAGAGCGCAAGGGTGACCTCACCAGCTTTGCTGAGACAGCCAGGCAGTTGCAGGGCATCATGTCTGTGCTCAAGGCAGAGCTGCTGGGGGTGCCTGGTCGTGTCTGCCACAAGCTGGTGGGCAAGAATGCTGGTGAGATCAAGAAACTATTGAGGGCTGAGCAGGCCAAGGCTCTCAACCGTGCAGCTGCCAAGATCAGAGATGGCAACTGGTGTGATGTGGATGATGTGGCAGTGGAGGTGACAGATGAGCCAGGTGATTGATGATGACCAGCTGCTCAGCCAGGTGATTGCTGACACCCTTGAGGTTGCAGACCACAGGACACCCAACGAGTGGGCCAGAGAGTGCAGGGTGCTGCCCAAAGACAGTGCCATGCCTGGTGAGTTTGACCCAGACCTGACCCCATACGTGTGGGCTATTGATGAGGCCATTGCCTCTGGAAAGTACAGACGTGTTGCCACAGTGATGGGTACGCAGCAGGGCAAGACTGACCTGGCACTGAACACGATGGGCCAACGCCTTGATGATGAGCCAGTGCCCATGATGTTCATAGGTGCCACCAAAAAGCTGGTTGAGTCCATGAGCCGTGACCGCTTTGCCAAGCTCATCGCTGGTGCGCAGAGCCTGGCCAAAAAGATCGCTGATGGTGGACTTGACAACCTGACTGAAAAGTGGGTTGACGGTGTGGTGCTGAGGTTCATGTGGGCAGGATCAGCAGCAGAGCTGGCCAGCCACCCTGCGTGCATAGTCATCATTGATGAGCGTGACCGCATGCCTGATGACATCCAGGGTGAGGGTGACCCAGTCAAGCTGGCTGAGGCCCGTACAGCCACATATGCTGACAGCCTGGTCTTGGTGATGAGCACCCCAACCATTGAGGGTGCCAGCCCCATTGTCACTCTCTGGGAGGGTGGCACCAGGTTGCTCTGGCACTGGGCCTGTGAGGAGTGTGGCACGTTCTTTGCCCCACGTTTTGACACTCTCAAGTGGTTGCCTGGCATGGACAAGAACACAGTCATGACAACCATTGGTGGCTGCTGGGTTGAGTGCCCTCACTGCCAGCACAAGCACTTTAGTGGCTGCACTGAGGAGATGAACGCAAGAGGCCACTATCTTGCAATGGAGGACTTTGACAAGCCCATCCAGACAGGCAGACGGTTGCCAGATGGTACGCTTGAGATTGAGGGTGAGGTGCCTGAGAGCCAGGTGGCATCTTTCTGGGTGCTGGGCCTCTGTTCGCCTTTCCCCAATCGCACCATTGCACATTGTGCCAGCAGCTTTCTTGAGGCCCTCGATGATGGGCCAGAGGCAGTCAAGACTGTCATCAACACAGTCTTTGGCCAGTGCTACAAAGAGAAGGGTGAGAGCATCAGTGTCAATGAGCTGGCTGAGCTGCAACTTGAGTACCCACCTGGCCTGGTGCCACAAGATGCCATCTGCCTCACTGCTGGGGTTGACGTTCAAAAGCGTTCAATCTATACCGTGGTGAGAGCATGGGGCAAGGGTGATGAGAGCTGGCTGGTGAGTGCTGATGAGATTTATGGTGACACATACCTGGCTGATGTCTGGCAGCTGCTTGAGTCAATGATTGACAGGCGATGGCAGGCAGTTGATGGCTCACGTGAGTACATCATCAGCAAGATGTGTGTTGACAGTGGGTACAGGACTGGCACCGTGTATGACCTGGCCAGCGATCACAAAGAGGTGGTCATGGCTTGTGATGGTGCCATGCAGATGACAGGTGCCCCTGTTGGTAGTCGTGACATTGAGGTCATGCCTGATGGGCGCAAGATACCTGGTGGTATAAAGCTGTGGAGGTATGACAAGCACTATGTACGCTCATGGATATGGGGCAGACAGCGCAGGGCAGCCAAGGGTGACCAACCAGGTGGGTGGTACTTGCCTGGCCAGATCACAGAGCAGTATGGCACCCAGATCACCAATGAGCAAAAGATCACCAAGCCCTCTGGCCGTGTGGTGTGGGTCAAAAAGACCAAGCACGCTGCCAACCACTTTTATGATGCTGAGGTGCTGGCCCGTGTCGGTGCCCATGTCATCAATGTAGACTTTCAGATTGAGCAGGCCAGACAAAGGCGTGCCAAGGTCAACCGCGCAAGGCGCAAAAACAAAAGGAGATAGGCTATGCCTGAGACAGAACTCAGCAGCAATGCTGACCTGGCCCTCTTGTACCAGGGGGCCATCAAGGCTCTGGTTGGTGGTGCCCAGTCCTACAAGATTGGAGACACAGAGGTCACACGTGCTGACCTGGGCCAGCTTGAGAGACAATACAAGTACTACAGAGACAAGGCCCTGCAAGAGCAGGCTGGTGGCATTGGGCCACGGGCTGTGCGCATGGTGCCCAAGTTCTCTGGTGAGTCCAAGAGGAGACGGTGACATGAGAGAACCTGAGATTTATATGCCAGCACCAACGGGTGAGACCAGCACCCTGGTGTCTGACATGATTGAGAGTACCTGGCAGCAGATCAAAGAGGCCAACCAGTTGCCAGCTCACCTGGTCAAGTTGGGGGGCAAGCCGTGGGTAAAATAGCCAACGCCATTGATGCAGTGGTTGGCACGGTGTCACCTGGCAGCTTGGTCAAGCGCAAGCAAGCCAGGCTCACCCTGACAGCCATTGAGGCCAAAGAGAAAATGCTGAGCGATACCATCAAGAGTGCCAGCACCCAGCGCAGACAGACAGCCCACTGGGCCAACCGTCTCATCAGCCCCAGAGAAGAGGGGGAACGGTGGACACGTGAGACCCTGATGGCCAGGTCTGCTGGTGAGTACCGCAACAACCCAATTGCCAAGGCAACCGTGGACAGGCCCACCATCAACATCGTGGGTACTGGACTCAACCCCCAGAGTGAGGTTGATGAGGACAGCCTTGGCATCTCTGCTGATGAGGCTGATGAGGTGCAGGCCCTCAGTGAGCAAGAGTGGCAACTGTTCTCTGAGCACTGTGACTGGAACGGCATGCACACAATGTCTGGGCTGCAAGAGCTTGCCCTCAAGGCCAGCTTTCTCAGCGGTGACTGCTTTGCCAACACTCCCTATGAGATGAGACCTGGTGACATATACGGCACCAAGGTGCA